ATGGAATCAGAACTGTTATTTAACACACGAAGTGTTAACTCTACAGTCCGATACCGTTTCTCAAATCTAGAACTTAGGAGTATATCCCAAGTAATAACGGATGGTAATATGCCAGAAAGAAAAGGCAACCGTGAGTCCAACCCACGTCACCGGGTTAAGGATTCGAAGTCCCTAACTAGTTTACTCTCAAGACTAGTTAGCTCAACAGGAAAGAGAGCAGAAGTAGAATTGGAGATTCTTTCTGAAGGAGGAGACTGGTCCGATGGAATTCGGGCTTTACAGATGGTAGAACGAGTACGAGCATGTCTTTCTGCTGTAGGGTATAGTTTTATTCGTGAGAATGAATCTATTGCCGAACAGAAGCGAGCTATGGGAAGATATGCCACTTATTTAATTAAGTGGTATATTCTCTATAGGTCAGGCCGTGCTGAACTTGTATCTAAGTATCTGTCAGTCAATTTGTACAATATATGTACAGGGCAGGAGGAACTACCCCATGTAGAACTTTCAAAAGAAGAAACGAGGCTATTAAGCTTCAGTCCTAGTTCTTTTAAGTTCTTGACCCAACTTCGACTTAAATGTACGAAGAAGGTGAAGAGTGGTGGTGAGATTTCGAAGGGGATGTTACAAAAACTTCAGCAATTTTTGTACTTCAAGAAGGGTTGTCCAAGAATTTCGGAAACCTTTAAGAAAGACGGTCTAAAAAAGCACTATAAGGCTATGACCGCTACCCCTGGACGCTTGATCCAACCACAAGACGAAGGATTCATCGTCTTTGAGTCGGCACTCAAGGAGCGGGCAAAGAAGATCGTGTCGATGGTTTTCAAAAATTATCGACATCCTAGATCTTGGTGGACACCGAGTACCTCGGCCTCCCATACTTCAACTAGAAGGAAGGGTGGTTCAGCGAAAGATGTCTTCATGTACACCGGAACCGAGTACGAATATCATGAAGTGTTTGGAAGTGCAATAGGAAGTGGGGCTTTTAAAGAATTTATTAAAGTCCCTACATATGTTAATATGTTTGTCAGTTTAAAAGAAAAGATAAACTGTACACCTGTTGCATTAAGTGAACCTCTAAAGGTTCGTGTGATCACAAAAGAGGATACTATGGCAACATATGCCCTCAAAGGTGCTCAGATGGAACTTTGGAAGTGCTTAAAGTCCCACCCCTGGTTTGCATTAACCGGGAGACCTGCTAATGTGGATGATATCCCACCTTTGGATAAAGGTCAGAAGTGGATTTCAGTAGACTACAGTGCAGCAACAGATAATCTGTCTGCATGGTTTATTAAGACCGTTACACAGTATGTGTGTGATATGTGTGATCTTCCATTTGACTTTTGTTATGAAAGTCTATGTAAACACGCTATTCACTATAAGAAGTGTAATTGTGAGTCTGATTGCGATTGTCCATATGGAGAAATCCTTCAGAATAATGGTTCATTAATGGGCTCAATATTATCTTTCATTATATTGTGTCTATGTAATGCGACCATAATAAGTTTAGTCGTCAACCCAAGAAAATTTAAGAGAGGATCAAGGTTCTTGGTCAATGGGGATGACGGGTTATTTCGTGGTGATCAATCACGATTTGATTTGTGGGCGAAGCTTGCCGCACAACTAGGCCTCCAACCGAGCGTCGGTAAGACCTATATGTCTAATAGGTTCTGTGTTATCAATTCACAGATGTTCATACGAGAACACATCGACGGTCGAAGTTCAATCACCCATTTACCATATGGGAATATGTCGGGCTTGACACCCTTTGATGCAAAAAGTGCAGACAGATTGAAGCCACTTATGAGCTTAGCGGAGAGTCATAAGGATTGGGTAGAGGGCTTTCCAAATAAGAAAAAAGTTGTAATGGAAAGTCTTTGGTATAGAACAATGAAAGATTACCTGTGTTCCAAGGAGCTTGCCGAAAAGGGCATATCTTGGTACCTTCCAAAGTGTTTTGGCGGATTGGGGATAAACCCACCGTTATCAGGTAATGGAGTTTTACAACCTGTAACTTTTCCTCAGTTTTTGAGGATGAGGGAAAAAGTAAAGAGTCTTAACAACTCTTATAGTTTCTCTTGTTCCCATAAATCTGGTCTTGACATGAATGGAGATTTGTCAGGATTCTTCGAGCAAATCGGAATAACCCGTAAGCTTCGATGTGAGGAAGAAAGTAGTGAAGTTTCTCTAGACCAGTGGTTAGACATAGTTGGCAGGAAAGCCAGTCTTAAACCATCTTCACTAAGTGTTTTAGCCGAAAGTGCTCTTAAACTCGTAAACCCTGTGGATGTTTTACATTCACGGGGAGCTTATGAGGATCCTCTTGAAAAGGAGGAAATCCGGTTCATACCTTCACAGGTATGGAAAGGGTCTAAGGGTATACGGATGAAATACCGCCACGTTCCCGTGGTAGACCTTATTGGTTATCAGATTAAGGATAACAGTAAGGGAGTTACATGGACTCCGAGAATTCCTCAAAGTGAGGAGTATCCGTGGATGGATCCTTACCGGGCTTGGTTGGAACAGCTCATCAAAGCTAGAGCTTCACCAAAGCTTTTCGTAGACCACATGGTGCATTCGCATCGTCTTCGTGGAGAACGGATAATTTCACATTGCGCATCGCATTGTAAGGTAGAGTAAGGAGTGGAAATTTCCTGTTGGGTAAGGGCTACGGAACTTCCAAGGTGTTGTCCCTCTTCAGACTTGATACATCTGACTGGACGTGAGGATCTTAATTGGTCGAAGTAATTTTCTAAGTGTTAACAGCGTAATCCACTAAGTGTGGTACCTCCAGATTAACATAGAAGTAGACTTGAGCCAATGACTGAGTAGGTATTCCTATATGTAAATAATCAGTTAGATCCCGATCAGAAGAAACACTGCGGTTTTGGGGCCATAGAATTGGCTGAGGCAGGTTCCGGGTAGTTTGAGG